ATAGGGCCTTCATTATCTAATTGTTCAACTGCCATAGTCTTAGCAGTCGTTGAAAATACCAACACTACTGATACTAGTATTAGTGTCATAGCAAAATAAAATCCATTTAGGTTCATCGTCCTATATCCTTTATGTTTGATTTAGTAATAACTTGATAAGCACCTTTATTATAAGCAGGTGCAACTGTAAAGTTTTGACTTTCTTCTTTCTTCCAGTCGATAACAGGTTTAGTACTTTTACCACGCATTGTAGGTTTTTGGTCGGAGTGGCAAGATTCGAACTTGCGACCCTCTGGTCCCAAACCAGATACGCTACCAGACTGCGCTACACTCCGGTACTCACCTACACGGTGTCTTTTCAAAAACTTTTCGTGATCTTTTAGAGTCTGTATTCTCTCATCTGTAAGAGGAATAGGTTTTCTCTTTGATCTTTGATATGTATATATTATAGAACCCATTATATTAAAATCTCAATTATTATACTCAATCCTAGAGAAAATGCAAGCAATAATCCTATTGTAAATATTACGCCTTGTATCAATGTTAATCTTTTTAAATAGTACCACATTATAAATCAAACCCTAAATTTTGATATCCCCATATTAACCAATCCATGGGTTCATGTTGACTGCCATAAGGCGAGTACCATAATACCCATGCGATAAAAGCAATAGCGATTATTATTGATACAATAGCACTACTCATTTTCGTTTTTATCTCTCTTGGCCATTTCTGCCATTCTTTCTCTTTCTTCTCTAGCTGTAATGCCTAATTTATCTTTCATAAACTTCTGAGGATTTCTCTGAGACCATACCTCTATTAAGTTTTCTATATTCTTTACTGTAAGTTTAGTGCCTCTAAATTCTTGAGGATGTGTTTTTCTAAACTCTTTTAATTCTTGCAACCACTTTACCTTCTTTGGTTTTGTTTTTTGTAGTGCAAATTCTTTATATAAGTTTTCTTTTTCTGAGTATATTCCCATATCAGTCCTTCTTTCTTTTAATTTTCTTTAGCATATCATTATTTGTTATATTTGTCAAGCATTAATTTATACACTATACCCTGAGGTTCCTGCCCATGTTAAGTCTGGACTCTCATCGCCAATCTTATCTTTATTGGCATTCTCAAATTCATCTAGTATCTTTTGGTACTTTTCTATTTTATTCTGTACTGTATCTAGAATCATATCAGCTGCTGATTCAGGATTACCTACATTCCAGAAAATTAGTTCATCTTTAATTTCGTTTAAATCTTCTATTATTTTTATTATGTCGTTCACTTATTACTCCTTTATTTGTTGTCTGTTAGTGTACTCGAAACTGACTTGTCGGCCATATGGTTTACCAAGTATGTGGTTTCTAATACACTACCCACGGTCATTCTCCGAAGGCATAGATTTCCTGTCACCGTGGGTGACCATACTCTCGGTGTTTTCGCCTTTTACATTTGCTATGGTTCCATATGCTTTATCTAATCCTTTCTTAATTAAATCTAAACTATCTTCATTTGCCTGATATCTGATACCGACCCCACCTCGAGCAACCCATCTTTCTAGGTTCTTAGGTCTATCATCAATCAATATGTTTGGTATGCCAGTCTCTCTGTCAACGGCATAAGATTCTTTTCTTTTTGTAACTATGATATCTTTCGGATCAAAATTATGTTTCTTTAACCACTTAGTCTTATAATATTCTGAGTTCTCGTGGTCGTTTCTGAGTGGTGAGGTATTAATATACCAATCACCACCAGTGTACGACTTAACTAAATCAACTAATTTCTTAGCGAAAGGAAAAACTGGTAAGGTCTCGAAGAAGTTTGTACCTTGTAATTGTTTTATTGAAGTATCTATTGTAATCTCACCTTGATCTTTCCAGTGATTTACTTTTCTAAATTCTGCGAGGGCTGAAAAGAAGTCAGCGATCACGCCATCCATATCTACATATACTCTACTTGTCATATTAAGATTCTCCCAATCATCAGTATTGCCCCAATACTTAATGTTATCAGTAATAAAAATGTCATCATTAGAGGTCACCAAATTCTTCCTTGAATGATTGATAATAGGCAACTGCAGCACAATAGGCAAAAAAGGCAGTTAGCGATAATGTTGTATATAATAAGATTGTCATATTTCTATCTTTCATTCATAATGGTTTCTTCAATATTCTTGAAGTTGAAATCGAAATCAATAACTTTATTTTCAGTTAAAGTTTTTAGTTCATCAAGATAAACTAACTTATCAGATGAAGTTTCTAGAGTTTTAAATCTATTAAATATTTGTTGTAATGTCATATAATCCTTTGTTTTTTTTTAATTTATGACTAATCATATCATCAATTAGCACACAAAACAAGCGAAAAATGGATTAAGAACCCTTTAGAATCAATGACTTACCATTTTATTTAGAGTGTTGCAAAAATACAACACTATTTTAGGGGTATTTTAGGGGGTTTTCTGACTGAAATTTGCATATAAAATACGAATCAGCGATGTCTGAGGCAGGTGAATTATATGTACAATCTAACTCGCTCAGCAAGTCAAATCCAGCGGTATCTTTAAATGCCTCTATCATCATCTCTTTATTCGCATTTCCTTTTCCTGTCGCAAATTTCTTGACTGAGGAGGGGGCTATGAGTTGAAAAGGGATATCTAACTTATATAGTTTATATTTGAGTAGACCCATATTCTCTGCAATATGAAAAGTCTTACCCTTACTGGCAAACGAGTAATCTTCTAGATTGATTATTGGATAATGTATTTTGGCAATATGTTCTGGATAGTAAGAATTGATAGTGTCAACAACCCAATCGGCAATATTCTCATATCTTTGTTGTGGTGTTAGGTAACCTTTATGAAGGGTGCCAGTTATGTTTGGCCTAAATGTACCTTCATATTTCTTTTTGTCTGTAAGGTAATGAAAGTCCTCAGCATTTTCTGTTTCTACACAGATTGCAGGACAGGATAGTGAATAGTCTATACCTATTGATTTAATCGTCATCATCTGAGTCGTGAAAAGAAATATCGTTCAAATATTCCTCATCAGACTCTTCTCTTTCCCAACCACAAAATGGACAATATACAGGAAGATAATGTTCTTTATCCATCTCGTGGTCAATTTTATATTCTGCCGAGCAGTTATCACATTTAAACATTAGGCAGCTACTGAAGAAGTTATATCTACAAGTTCACAAGCACCAGCAGTACAAGATAGTTCTTGAGTACCTGTTGTATTATCTTCATCTTCATACCCACTTAGTTTTTCAAAGTCAACATTAGCAGGCATTTTCTTTAATTCTTCTTTATATTTTTTCTCATCAATATCTTGATAAGGTGCCTGTTGATATGTATGATCTGAGTGTGGTAAAAAACTTACGCCTGATACTTCATCAAAATGTTTGTATACCCAAGCGCCTACTTCCATCCATTCTGATTCTTTTACTGATACAGTACAAGATGGTTTATGTTCGCACCAATGTCTTTGATATTGTAGCCAAGTTTCTAATTGTTCTATTGCATTATATCTTTCTCTAGTGATTGCCCCTTTAGGTGCTTTCTGAGGGAAAGAAAATACACTAACATTACCTGGGTTCATAATATCAGGTTCACTAGGTATGCCTTCATCTTTCATCATTTGTGTCAAAGGATCTTTATTATCACCTCTTACAGTTCTGATATAATAGTCATTATGTCTAGAGTGAATACCTGAAGCACTATCTACTAATTGACTAACTGTACCTGATGGTTTGATACAAGTTGTTGCTGCTGATTGTGGTATCTTTAGTTCAACGGCAAGTTTCTTATTTGTGTCTACTGCAACCTTTCTCATACCTGATAATAGTTCTTCATCTGCCTTAATTGTTAGTTTATTATCCATAATACCTGTAAGTGAGACACCTAGTAATCTTTCTTCTTCAGTATTATCACGCCATATTTTTCTTAGATATTTAATATCTGTTAGTGTTGATTGATATGTGCCTAGTTGTGTTGCAAGTCTAACTTTTTTCTTTAATGATTTTTCATCATCTGTAGCACGAATGACTACCTCAGTTAAATTACAAAATTGATAAGGTCTCAATATAATTTCTGAACAAGGATTTGTACCGAAGTTGTGTTCAGGATCTCTACGACCATTTTCTGCAACTTTCTTTTTTGCAGCCTCACGATTGAAGATGCCTCTTTCGCCTGACTTTGAATCGTACAATGCTTTCCACTCATGCATAAACAATCCTATATCAGGTGTTCTAGTATAACAAGCAGAGTTATTAGATAATGCTCTTTGAGGATTATCTTGCCACCATTGTCCCATTTTTGCTTTACGAATTC